TTATTCAGTTCTGGATTTTGTCACCCTGCGTATCCGCGCTTTCGCGTTACGCTCAATCTGAATTAACTTTTCTATATTTTTCCGCCTTTCCTGTTCCTCCTGGCGCAATAGCTTTACATCATCTGCCAGCCTAGTTTCTCTTTTCGCCACAGAGAGCATCCAGTCAAATGGCTCCACAACTGCACCGCAGATTTTACAGCGGACCTGACGCTCTTTTTCGTCAACCCGGACAGAGGCGTGATGACAATATGGTCTTTCCGATGGCTCATAAAGAAAATTAACCTGATTACGAGGGTCATCCTCTTTTACCGGAAATAAAACGATATTGCTTAACTCATCCTCTGGTTTTATTTCCATGCTCCTCTCCTTTGATGCGAATGCCAGCGACGCGTAATGCGTGTTCTAGGTCAATCAGGTAAAGCCAACTGCCATTTTCTTTAGGTATCATGACATGTCGCTCATCTGCATTTATCGGGTGTCCATATCGAAGGTCGTAGCGAGTCGGTAATTGAACTTCCCGCGCATCCAGTTCAGCAATACGCTTGCTCCCATCAGAGATAACGCCTTCGTAATACTCACGCTGCTCGTTGAGTTGTGATTTTGCTTCTTCCAGTCCATCCAGCAAACCAGCGATAATATCCGCTTCCCGATGACGGATATGACGCTTAAACGCAGCAAGAGCCGCATCACAATCCCGTTCAGCATTTGGGCTGTCCGGGGTAGCCTGATACCACGCCAGCGTCGACTGATAGTTTTGTGCTGCCTCACGAAGCGCCTCATAGTTAACCTCTCTCATCGAGCCACCTCCTGATAAATCACCGCATGCCCCAGTTTCTCCGCCAGTGCCAGCTCTGCCTTAGCGCCCGCTGACCGCTGCCAGCCATTCAGCATGTAAATCGCATCCACACAACGAATCATTGCCATGCAAATATCCATGTAGTGCGGCTGTGTCAGCCCGTCCGGAAGTACTGCCGGGTTTAAGACGGTATGCCCTTCCCGTTTCAGTTCCTCTTCCACCTTGTGAAATGCCTCACGGTTGAAATTTTCATATCCCGTCATTGGACCGGCAATATAAACTCTCACCCTCACTCCATCACCTCCTGAAAGTTTCCCCGATAGAACGCCAGCACACGCTGCATAACTTCGCTCCTCCTGCTCTCACGACAAATTATGTTCTGACGCCTGTCATAGCGGCGTATTTCTCCGTCTGGTAATGACCAGATAAGGTCAGGATCAACCACAACCGTTTTTTTCACCTTTGCCCTGGATAGTTTTTTGCGGGCGTTTTTCCAATCCTTACGAGCCTGTTCAGACGGGAATAACCCATAGCCAGAGTTGTATACATCGCCACTGGCAACCAACTCTCTGGCAAGAATGCTCATCAGATATCTTGTCGCACCTGTCTTGGCCTCCAGTTGCCTTAACGTCTCGCGCCCACTCTGGCGTACCAACTCAACAACCTGCTCCTTAATTTTTTCACGCTCTTCCTGTGTAAAAACTTTTGCCATAAGCGCCTCCGGCAATCACTTTTCCGACACAATACGACTGGAGGAATCGACAATCTGTCGGACAATATCCCGGTGCTTGTTCAGCTCCCGCAGCGCGGCGCAGACTCGCTCCCACTTCTGGACATGATTTTTCGCCCGACGCAGTTCGCGGTTTGCCATATGCAGCGATGGTAAAACTAGGTCATCCGCTTGCGTTTCAGTAAACGATGGCAGCGACTGCACAATGTCCGCCACAGTTTCTGTTTTAATATCTTCCTGTGTTGCCGCTTCCTGTACTGGTAACGCAACACCGGCTGGCTGAGGAAAGGCTTTACCATCAGTTTCCGCTACCGATGCAGCTTTCGGCTCTGCTGGTAAATTATCGCCCGGCATGCAGTAACGAAATTTACCGTTCTGGTTTACGCGAATCAGGCGTCCTTTGCTGATTGCCATTGCCAGCGTTGAAGCAACTTTGCGGGATGTTGTACCGAACAGCGTAGCCAGTTCATCCGCCGTTTGTGGTCCGCGTTGTTCAATCGTCGCGGTTAAATCGCACTCTGAGATTTTCACTACAGTTGCCGTGGTGGTTTCTTCCGGCAGTTCTGCCTGCATTGGCTGTTCCTGCTGAACGTTGTTATCAGCCACACGCCAGGTGTACGCGCTTTTATCAACGAAACCAGCTTTTTTCAGTTCCCATAGTTCGTTCAGCACTTCTTCACGACTGATATCAAGTCGCGCAGCAAGTTCTATGGATGTGGCTTTTCCCATTGCTTTCAGTGCGTCAAAAACAGTCTCCATAAAAATTTCCTCCCGGTAAAAATTACTTCTCAATTCCTGGCTGGACGACATTCGGACGCCAGCTCTCCCAGTTAAAATTCACCCATCGCCCGCCGTTCATGGTCATGCGATCCATAATCCGCTCGCCGAGCAATGTTTTCATGGCCTCATAGTTCAGGTTTGTCAGCATCCCCACGCTGCGCATCGACGCTGTCCGGCGATCAACAATCTGGTGCAGCACCACCTGCTCGTTTTTCGTCTCGCGCTGAATGCCAATTTCATCAAGAACCAGCAGATCCACTTCGCATAGTTCCCGCAAAAATTTTTCGCCTGACTGCCCATCGTCATAGCTGGCGTGCAGGGCACTCATAACATCAGCCACGGTAACCACAATCACTGTCTGACCGTCTTTCAGCAGGCGATTCCCGATAGCTGCCGCTAAGTGGTTCTTCCCGGTACCAGGTTTTCCGCTGAACGCAAAATTTGTACACCCGGTCATCAGTTCATCAGCGATGGATTTCGCCTGACTCAACGCGTATCGCTGCGCTTCGTTCTGCACCTGGTAATTCGAAAACGAGCATTTGCGGTGCAATGGCTGGATGCCAGAGCGATTCAGAATTTTTTCCACCCGCAACTGACGATTCTGACGGTTGATCTCCTCACAACGTTTCTGGCCTTCGGAAAGTTGCCACTCGCGCCACTCCGCTACCGTCTTGAATGGCGCGGTTACATGTGACGGGGCCAGTCTGCGGATACGTTCAAGAACGTCGCCTGTCGCAATATTTTTCATGGTCAGTTACCCCCTGAAGCCTGGCGGGATCGCACTATCCGGTAACGAGACGGTGTTAACCTGTCGGAGTAACGTCTCAGGTCGAACACCTTTCGGCGCGAACAAGCCCTGGTATTCATTGGCGATGCTGTGTCGAATCACCTGCTCAGGTGAAAAACCCTGCTGGCGGAATTTTTCCAGCTCCCGTATCGCCCCGTTAGCGCCCTGCTCCGTTCGAATCGGTTTTCGCAATGCCTGGCGAAATTCAACCCACTCACGCCAAAGCGAGACAGAAATCCAGTTCGGCAAAGCAATATCCAGAGGGTCAAACTTTTTGACACCTCGATTCCCCCGGGGGGGATTTAGGGGGGGATCTGTTTTTAGATCTTTATCTGTATCTTTATTAGTTGCCTTTGTGTTGACATCATGTTCAAACACCACTTCAACATCTGTTTGAACACCTGTTAAATTTCTCTCTTGTTTTGTTTGAACATCTGCTTCCTTTCTGCTTCTTCTGGCCTGAACAGATGCTTTTCCTGCGGCTGATTTTTTGGTTAATTTTTCCCTGACTGATGCCAGATCTTCCTCAATCCGAAGATGCACCCATTCCTCGCCGTTATCGCAAAAAAACTCCTGCAAGGATGGTTCAACATCAGCCCATCGCTCGTTAGTCAGACGGGCAATTTTTGCCAGCCTGTTTTTAGGTATTGGCTTTCCTGTTTGCCAGTAATTGAACATCAGCAACAAATACGCACCATGCTCCTCTGCTGACAAATGCATGGTGTCAGCCAAGTAATCAGCTATGTACAGTTGCATGTATGGTAATGCGGCCATAATTGCCCCGTATGATGCTGCCCGGTGGCTTAGAATAAGCACAAACAGCATGGAAACTTTTGCTTAATGAACAATGACAGAATCTTCGGAAGACCCGCCGCCGCTGAAATGCGCTTTCCGGTAAACGGCCTGGACTGCATCATCATGCGCATCAATTGCCGTACTCAACGCTTCCTGCGCCGCCAGTAATGCACGGCGTTCCAGGGTATCGAAGATGCAGAGTCGGTGACGCAGCTCGCGCGGAATAATTGCCAGAACCGCAGGGATCAGTTTCTGAATTTTTTCCCTTTGCGCTTTCGTTTCACCTTTCAACCAACGGTGATAGATATTCTGCTGATTGTTCCAGTCCTTGCCTGGTACCAGGGGCAATTCGCCGCCCCCCTGGCGCAGATATTCTTCAGTAATTGCGTTAGCGACCCACGCCTGCCCTTTTTCGGCTGCCAGGGCTAACAACACTGATTCGATGTGCTCATGCCTGATTTTCATGAATCAACTCCTGTGCATTTGGTGTGTTAGCCTTACATCCAACAGGTAAACCATCGGTCGGATTCGGGTAGATATCAGGCCGGAGTTCATGAGGTGTAACCTCGAAATTCGTTACTTCAGCAACACGTAATGCTTTTTCAGGGCTGAATCTTTCATAGCCCCCCAGCACTCGACTTACATGCACCTGAGATAAACCCGTTAGCTTCCCAAACTGTAACTGGGTGATATGTTTCTCTTTTAAATAGTCTCTTAAGTTCATAGCCAACCTTCTACGTTATGCCTCGAACAAATATTAGCTCCACTAATTTTAAAGATCAATAGTCAGACTATCTTTGATAATATTGGTAAAACAAATAAACTCTATGTATGAAAAAAACACGCGAAGTGATTGCAACTCCAGAAGCGAGCAAGAATTTAAAAGCCGCATGGAATGCAAGAAAAAAAGAGCTGAAGCTGACTCAAGAGCTGGCGGCTGAGTTGTTGGGATTCGAATCTCAAGGCACCGTTAGCCAGTATCTGAACGGCAAGATACCGGTAAATACCGACGCTGCGCTAAAATTTGCGGCTCTGTTAAAGGTAAAACCAGAGGACATTCGAGAAGACCTTAAAGACTTAATGAATTATGTAAGATCATCAGATACTTATGATGATAGCTTTTCAGGCAAAGGATGGAGGCTGGTCAATGAAGAACAGGCAGAGTTACTTAACCTCTTCGAGATTCTACCTGCGTCAGAAAAAGCCAAACTCCTTAACCAGCTACGTGGACTAAACAAGCTCTATGAGGAAGCCTTCGAGAACATGCTGGCACTAAAGAAACGTAACCAGTAGCCACCACTCACTACCCTATCCACAACAAAAAAACCGACGTCTTAGTCGGTTTTTTTGTGCCATAACTTCTGCAAATCAGCTGTGTAACTAATATTTTTCCCTTGAAAAACATTTACATAGTTACTAAATCAAAAATATCATACGCCATACTGTTGACTTAAAATATCCGTGTTACTAATATTCACATCAAGAACAGCACGGCGCTGTAGGTTTTAGTTCCGCCACCCGGCGTTAAGGGGAAATGAGGTCAACATGGATACTATCGATCTTGGCAACAACGAATCTCTGGTATGTGGCGTGTTTCCAAACCAGGACGGCGCGTTCACCGCAATGACGTATACCAAAAGCAAATCGTTTAAAACCGAAGCTGGCGCACGTCGCTGGCTTGCCAAAAATACCAGCTAAACCATTTATTGGATTAATTCAATATTCTTGCTGTAGGGGTATAGCCGAGGCCACCAAAGCCCGGAGGTGGTGAAATAAAACCGGGCACAACACGAAGGCGCATTTCCGGTATCCATAAAGAGTCGGTCTTGTCTGTTAAATTTAAATGGTGGGAGTGCGCCTCCGGTTGTGAATAACAACACTGCTGTGTGTAGTCTTGGCGGCATCAGTTTTTTCTTGAAGTTCGACTGATGTCCGCCCTTTTTAAAGTGAATTTTGTGATGCGGTGAATGCGGCTAAGCGCACGCGGCACAGTTAAAAGTCATGTTAGTCCTTATTGGTTTGGGTGGGAAAGCCGACTGTAATTGTTAACTGGTTGCAGTCACCTGGAGGCACCAGGCACCGCATCAACAAAGTTCATTTGTAAAAATGGAGATAATTGTGATTGCACATCACTTCGGAACTGATGAAATACCACGTCAGTGTGTGACTCCTGGTGATTATGTTCTTCATGAAGGCCGGACATATATCGCCTCGGCAAACAATATTAAAAAGCGAAAACTTTATATTCGTAACCTGACTACAAAAACATGCATTTCTGACTGCATGATTAAAGTCTTCCTCGGTCGTGATGGTTTACCTGTAAAGGCGGAGTCATGGTGATGACTAAGAAAATAAAATGTGCTTACCACCTTTGCAATAAAGGAATTGAAGAAAGCAAAAGCATTAAAAGACCACTTCATTTCATGCGTGGAGTTATCCCAACGACGGAAATGAAAAAATATTGTAGTGAAAATTGTGCCGAAAAAGACCAGATGGCACACGAACTTTAATTAACTGACTATGCGAAACTGAATTTATGCCAGCAATGGCAGGGATTCGCTCAACCTTAATTAAGGAGAAAAAATGATTACCAATTATGAAGTCACTGTTGTAACTACCGATGACATTGTTCACGAGGTTAATCTGGAAGGAAAGCGTATTGGCTACGTGATTAAAACAGAAAATAAAGAAACCCCATTCACTGTGGTTGATATTGACGGTCCATCAGGCAACGTAAAAACACTTGATGAAGGTGTCACAAAAATGAGTCTGGTTCACATCGGAAAGAATCTGCCCGCAGAAAAAAAAGCCGGATTTCTGGCAACTCTGATTGCAATGAAATTAAAAGGTGAAATCTGAAAAAAGAAAGCCTGCACAACGTGCAGGCCTGAGTGAAGAACCTGGGACATTTATTCATCACTCGCAGTAATTTTAATCTGAGTTGAGGTTAAAAAACAATGAGCACAAAACCACTCTTCCTTTTACGGAAAGCGAAAAAATCATCCGGTGAACCTGACGTCGTCCTGTGGGCAAGCGACGATTTTGAATCAACCTGTGCCACTCTGGACTACCTGATCGTTAAGTCAGGTAAAAAACTGAGCAACTATTTTAAAGCTGTTGCCACAAATTTTCCTGTCGTTAATGACCTTCCCCCTGAAGGTGAGATCGATTTTACCTGGAGTGAACGCTATCAACTCAGCAAAGACTCCATGACCTGGGAACTAAAACCGGGAGCAGCGCCAGACGACGTTCACCATCAGGAGGATGCACCGGAAACCGAAGAACCGACGGGAGGCCAGGAAGAAAACGCGCAGGCAGACGCCCACGAGGATTGCCAGGATTGCGAAGTCTCTGTAGCCACTTTGCGGTTCACACAGCGTCTTCTGCACATTTTTACGTATGCAGCCGGGGATCGAAAATACCTGCATCATGCCACCCGTGAACAACGCAAACACATTACTGCTCTTGAGATGGATCAGGAAAACAGCTATGTCCAGAATCTGCTGTTGGCCATACGCAGCATGGCAGAACCGACAACTCTGGATAATGCCGCCCTGCTCCGCCTGACTGATGCAATTAAGGCAGTGTTCTCTATCACGAAAAAACATCAGCCCTATGAATTTAAGAATTTCATTTCAGCCTGGCTGGATACCGAACACATTGATCGCGGTCTTCTGACAAAAGAATGGCGAAAAGGGAATCGTGTTTCACGCATCACTCGCACGGCTTCCGGTGCTAATGCTGGCGGCGGGAACCTCACCGATCGCGGCGAAGGTTTCGTCCACGATCTGACATCACTGGCGCGCGATGTAGCCACTGGCGTACTGGCCCGTTCAATGGACGTGGACATCTATAACCTTCATCCGGCACACGCTAAACGCATTGAGGAAATTATCGCTGAAAATAAACCACCCTTTTCTGTTTTCCGCGACAAATTCATCACCATGCCTGGCGGGCTGGATTATTCCCGCGCCATCGTGGTTGCGTCCGTGAAAGAAGCACCAATTGGGATCGAGGTCATCCCCGCACACGTCACTGAATATCTGAACAAAGTACTGACTGAAACCGATCATGCCAACCCTGATCCGGAAATCGTGGATATTGCCTGCGGTCGCTCCTCGGCCCCGATGCCGCAACGAGTAACAGAAGAAGGAAAACAGGACGATGAAGAAAAACCACAACCATCTGGCGCAATGGCAGATGAACAGGCAACGGCTGAAACAGTGGAACCGAATGCAACTGAACATCATCAGAACACGCAGCCGCTGGATGCTCAGTCACAGGTAAATTCTGTTGATGCGAAATATCAGGAACTGCGGGCAGAACTCCATGAAGCCCGGAAAAACATTCCATCAAAAAATCCTGTCGATGCCGATAAATTGCTTGCTGCATCACGTGGTGAATTTGTTGACGGAATTAGCGACCCGAACGATCCGAAATGGGTTAAGGGGATCCAGACTCGCGATTCTGTGTACCAGAACCAGCCAGAAACGGAAAAAATCAGCCCGGATGCGAAACAACCTGAGCCAGTAGTGCAACAGGAACCGGAAATAGTCTGCAATGCCTGCGGTCAGACTGGCGGGGATAACTGCCCTGACTGTGGTGCGGTGATGGGCGACGCAACATACCAGGAAACATTCGATGAAGAGAATCAGGTTGAAGCTAAGGAAAATGATCCGGAGGAAATGGAAGGCGCTGAACATCCGCACAATGAGAATGCTGGCAGCGATCCGCATCGCGATTGCAGTGATGAAACTGGCGAAGTCGCAGATCCCGTAATCGTAGAAGACATAGAGCCAGGTATTTATTACGGAATTTCGAATGAGAATTACCACGCGGGTCCCGGCGTCAGTAAGTCTCAGCTCGATGACATTGCTGATACTCCGGCACTGTATTTGTGGCGTAAAAATGCCCCCGTGGACACTACAAAGACAAAAACGCTCGATTTAGGAACCGCTTTCCACTGCCGGGTACTTGAACCGGAAGAATTCAGTAACCGCTTTATCGTAGCACCTGAATTTAACCGCCGTACAAACGCCGGAAAAGAAGAAGAGAAAGCGTTTCTGATGGAATGCGCAAGCACAGGAAAAACGGTTATCACTGCGGAAGAAGGCCGGAAAATTGAACTCATGTATCAAAGCGTTATGGCTTTGCCGCTGGGGCAATGGCTTGTTGAAAGCGCCGGACACGCTGAATCATCAATTTACTGGGAAGATCCGGAAACAGGAATTTTGTGTCGGTGCCGTCCGGACAAAATTATTCCTGAATTTCACTGGATCATGGACGTGAAAACCACAGCGGATATTCAACGATTCAAAACGGCTTATTACGACTACCGCTATCACGTTCAGGATGCATTCTACAGTGACGGTTATGAAGCACAGTTTGGCGTGCTGCCAACTTTCGTTTTTCTGGTTGCCAGCACAACTGTTGAATGCGGACGTTACCCGGTTGAGATTTTCATGATGGGCGAAGAAGCAAAACTGGCAGGCCAGCAGGAATATCACCGCAATCTGAGGACCCTGGCTGACTGCCTGAATACCGATGAATGGCCAGCTATTAAAACGTTATCACTGCCCCGCTGGGCTAAGGAGTATGCAAATGACTAAGCAACCACCTATCGCAAAAGCCGATCTGCAAAAAACCCAGGGAAACCGTGCACCAGCAGCAGTAAAAAATAACGACGTGATCAGCTTTATTAATCAGCCATCAATGAAAGAGCAACTGGCAGCAGCTCTTCCACGCCATATGACGGCTGAACGAATGATACGTATCGCCACCACAGAAATTCGTAAGGTTCCGGCGCTAGGAAACTGTGACACCATGAGTTTTGTCAGTGCGATCGTTCAGTGTTCACAGCTCGGCCTTGAGCCAGGTAGCGCCCTCGGCCACGCATATTTACTGCCTTTTGGTAATAAAAACGAAAAGAGCGGTAAAAAGAACGTTCAGCTAATCATTGGTTATCGCGGCATGATTGATCTGGCTCGCCGTTCTGGTCAAATCGCCAGCCTGTCAGCCCGTGTTGTCCGTGAAGGTGACGAGTTTAGTTTTGAATTTGGCCTTGATGAAAAGTTAATACACCGCCCGGGAGAAAACGAAGATGCACCAGTGACCCACGTCTATGCTGTCGCAAGACTGAAAGACGGAGGGACTCAGTTTGAAGTTATGACGCGCAAACAGATTGAACTGGTGCGCAGCCAGAGTAAGGCTGGTAATAACGGGCCATGGGTAACTCACTGGGAAGAAATGGCAAAAAAAACGGCTATTCGTCGCCTGTTTAAATACCTGCCTGTCTCAATTGAAATCCAGCGTGCAGTATCAATGGATGAAAAGGAACCACTGACAATCGATCCGGCAGACTCCTCTGTATTAACCGGGGAATACAGTGTAATCGATAATTCAGAAGAATAATTCAGCCTGGCGGTGTAATGCACCGCCAACGTGAGACAGTTTTTATGACAAAAATTATGAGATATGACGATGTTAAACCATGTCCGTTTTGTGGTTGTCCATCTGTTACAGTGAAAGCAATTTCAGGATATTACCGGGCAAAATGCAACGGATGCGAATCCCGAACTGGCTATGGTGGAAGTGAAAAAGAAGCACTCGAAAGATGGAATAAACGAACTACTGGAAATAATAATGGAGGTGTTCATGTATAAAATAACTGCCACTATTGAAAAAGAAGGTGGCACTCCTACTAACTGGACAAGATATTCAAAATCTAAATTAACGAAATCAGAATGCGAAAAAATGCTCTCAGGGAAAAAAGAAGCAGGCGTGTCCAGAGAGCAGAAAGTAAAGCTGATAAATTTTAATTGCGAGAAACTTCTGTCCTCGTGAGTTGCATTATATACAAATTAGAACTTCATAGCTGATTATTAAAAATCAACCACACCCGCCAGTATTCTGTATATTTACTGGCGGTCATATCGTAAGAGGTATGGCAATGAATCTTGTGACACTCAAAACGTGGGGAAAACTCAGATATCCGGATAACCCACCATCAATATCAACGCTGAGACGATGGGCAAGGAATGGAAACATTTATCCTGCACCTGAACTACACGGGAGGAGTTACAGGGTGGTTCCGGAAGCTTTCTATATCAACCCAAATAAGGTTGATACCGATATAACACACCATCAGCCTAATGGGCGACAAGGGAGAGACAGTCCGTTACTGGAGAAGTTAAAACATGCAGCGGAAAAAATACGATCCCAATTTACCTAAAAACTTAACATATCGAAGGAGGGACAAAGCATATTACTGGCGCAACCCTCTGACGAAAGAAGAATTTACACTAGGTAAAATTTCAAGAAGAGATGCAGTAGCGCAGGCAATTGAAGCAAATCATTATATATACAAAAACTACTCTCCTGCTGCCTTAATTGAAAAACTAAAAGGGTTCGACTCATTTACTATGGCAGACTGGATTGAACGTTACAAAACGATTCTTATAAGGAGAAAAGTGTCCAGAAATACTTATAAAATTCGGGTAAATCAACTGGAGACAATAAAAGAAAAATTAGGAGGTGTTTTACTGACAGAAATAACCACTCGCCATATTGCCGAGTTTCTTGATTTGTGGATTGAAGGAGGGAAAAACACGATGGCAGGATCAATGCGTTCTGTGTTATCTGATATGTTCCGCGAGGCCATTGTTGAAGGACGTATATCTCAAAATCCAGTAACACCAACAAGAGCACCGAAAATAGTAGTTACAAGAGAACGACTGAAACTAAAGACATACAACTGCATCAGGGAGGCAGCAGATCAACTTCCGGCATGGTTCCCATTAGCTATGGATTTAGCCCTTGTAACAGGACAACGTCGCGAAGACATAACGAATATGCGGTTCAGTGATATTTATGATGATCGTCTCCACATCAGGCAAATTAAGACAGGAATGATGATTGCTATCCCCTTGTCACTCAGCCTTCCTGTCGCTGGCCTACGGCTTGGTACAGTAGTTGAACGGTGCCGCCTGGTAAGCCGGGGAGATTATCTAATCAGTGCCGGGATTAGAAAAAACAGCCCTGACGGCAGCATTCACCCGGATGGCCTGACAAAAAAATTTGTCGCAGCCAGAAAATTAACAGGTATTCAGTTCAGTGAAAACCCACCAACTTTTCACGAGATCAGAAGTCTGGCTGGACGATTGTACAAAGAAACATGTGGAGAAGAATTTGCCCAGCGCCTACTTGGTCACACATCGGAGAAGACAACAAAACTGTATCTTGATGAGAGAGAAAAAACGTACTTACTGCTCTGATTTTTACGTAAATGGATTGTTAAATGTATTTTGGTTGTGATATAACCAAAAAAGACCGGAATACAGAAATTCGAGTAAATTTCGGGGAATTTCGGGGAGACGTTTGCAACTAATTGATTTTAAATACAATTAAAAAAAGACCGAATACGATTCCTGTATTCGGTCCAGGGAAATGGCTCTTGGGAGAGAGCCGTGCGCTAAAAGTTGGCATTAATGCAGGCTTAGTTGCCTTGCCCTTTAAGAATAGATGACGACGCCAGGTTTTCCAGTTTGCGTGCAAAATGGTCAATAAAAAGCGTGGTGGTCATCAGCTGAAATGTTAAAAACCGCCCGTTCTGGTGAAAGAACTGAGGCGGTTTTTTTATTGGAAATCAAAAGGCTATTTTAGGTAATTAACAGAGTTTTTCAGCTCGTTCTATAAACGGTGCCAGACTCATTTTTTCGCCGGGATTGTTAGGATCATCAATCTGAATCACCGAAATGGGTTGGGCTTTAGTCTTCCCACTGGCAACTTCCTTTTGTGCGATATCGTTTAAAGGATACTGCACGAGGGTACTTGGGTTGATGACATACAAAGCATTACCCGGTCGGCAAGTCAGCATCACCTCTTCGCGATTAAACGCCCATTTGTCTTTACCCACTTCAAAACGGCTGACGGTAATCACCTGCGGTGCAGCCAGCGCCGCTGCAGAACTGGTGAGTAACAGAAACGCCAGAATACTTTTTTTCATCAT